ATTTCTTTTGCAAGAGCGTTTACAACAAACTCTTCCATTTTCTTAAAGTTTTCATGCACACCTTTTCTGTCGCTGTGTAGTTCTTTTAACTCTTCTGTTAATTTACTTAGAATAAATTCTTGTAATTTATCAGAATGTTTGCCTACATTTTCTTTGTAAGCAATTTTTTCCTGTGCAAGTGCTTTTCTGTCCTCAACAAACTTCGTGATTTCCTCAGATAATTTCTCAGTCATCATTTTGTCTATTGCTTCGATCATGTTTGCTTTGTCGTGTTCGTATCTTTTAGCAAACTCTTCTCTCAACTCAGCGCCTACAACTTCTTTGTTTTCTTTAATTTTCGAATCCCAAGCTTCTTGAATGCTCTTTTGAACGTCTTCTGAAATAGCTCCTGACTCTACTAATTTTGATATTGCGTCTATCATTTTATTTTAGGTCCTTTATTATGTTTGTTAAAGCATCTTTTAGATACTTCTGTGCTTTTGGGTCATTTCTAACTTCAGCCGCCAAACCTTTTGCCATGTTACCACCTTTGGTGTTCATAAGGTGTTCGTAAATTGGCGTTGGGTAAGCACCCGGTGCCGAAGGTTGGGCCACAACATCAACTGTGATGATCTCAAAGTCTGAAACTTCACCGCTTCCGTATTCGGAAATGTTTCCACTTCCCCTACTTGAAACGCCTAGTTTCACTCCTGATTCCAACATAGTTTTGACAAGTTGGCCCATCGGTGTCGGTAGGATTTTCATCTTACCATATCCATTTGGTCCGTCCATCCACATTTCAGTGATCATGTGAGACACACGGTCCAAATTAATTTTTAAATCATCTGGGTGATCCACTTCACCTAACACAGAGTATCCAGAACCGATCTGGTCATTAAGTGTTTTCACTGCTTTTCCAATTTCATTTACTGGGTAAATTCTTTGGTTAGCGTTTTTGATTCCACCTTGAATACAGATTCCTTTCATGTACAAATCTTTGCCGTGTTCTCCCTCGTGCAGGATCTGTACTCTGGCCTGATCAAATGTTAGATTCTCTCTAAGGTATAGTGACATCCAATGATCTCCTTAAATCAGCAATTACTTAGAAGCAACTGGTGATTTTGCAGATTTGTCTGAACCGTCAGCAGTTTGAGGTTTCATCTCTTTTTTGTAAGATGTGCTTTTACCTTTTCCTGGACTGTTTTCAAACTCACCCATTTTTTGTGCTGTTGGTGCCGCTCTGTCGCCGCTGTCAGCTTGGCCTTGGTTTAACCCTTTAGCGTTTGCTGAGTTCATTGGCTTGTTAGCTGTACCAATAGGTGATTTTCCGCTGTCTGATCCGTCTTTATGGTCGGCTTTCACTGGCATTTTGTACTCAGACATTTTTTTCTTGTCTTTGTGCATTGCCTCTTTCTTCATGTCTTCTTTACCAGACATTTTTTTGCCTTCCATTTCAACTTCTGGAGTCAATTCAGGTGCAACTTCTAAAGACTCGTCTTCTTTTTCTTCTTTGTCGTCGTCTTTTTTGTCGCCCATCATTGCTTCGAATTCAGCTTTTAGTTCATCTAAAGCATCTTCTAAGTCAACAACTCTGTCTTCCATATCTTCATCGCCTTTATCGCCGTCCATGTCTTTGTCCATGTCTTTGTCCATGTCCATGTCCATATGAGCCTCTTTTGCGCCTTCTTCGTCTGCTGATATGTCTTTAACCAATTCGTCAGTTGCGTCACCGCCTACTTCTTCAATTGATTCTTCTTCAGTTGTTTCTGATTCAGTTGCTTCGTCTTCTAACTCAACAACTTCGTCGACTTGTTCGTCTTTAGCTTCTTCTGAAGTCTCTTCTACTTTTTCATCTGTAGTTTCTTCTACTTTTTCCTCTGCATCAGACTCTTCTTTCATCTTGTCTTTCTTATGCATAGCTTCTGTAGTTTGATCTTCTGAAACTTCGTCTTCTTTTTTCATTTTCTTGTCATGCATCGCTTCTGCAGTTACTTCTTCATCTGCTAGATTTTCGTAGATTTCTCTTGATTTTTCTACAACGATTTCATGGAATAAAGCTTCTGCTTTATCGTTTTCTTCGTTTATTAGCAACTCTAATAACGATTCAAATTTATTGTTTGACATTTTACACGTGCTCCTTGTTTAATAGTCGATTTGTACTTATAAGTGTTTGTATTTACGAATTAAGCATAAAAAAGGTGGTGTAATTGGTAGGAAAAGGCGTATTTTTGCTAATTTTTTAGCGTTAAGTTAAATTTCGCTAAAAATTCACTAATGCTTGGGTGATCTATGTTGCCTTTTGTAAATTTCCCCTGCAGATCTTTAGGTATAAACCAACCCGTTGGGATAACCCTGTGGAATTTTACATCGGGGAAGTCCTGCACACAACGTTTTGTTTGATTGAGCCAGTTTCCATGGAATGTGGCCATTTCGTTACTTTTTTTATAGTTTCTTGTGTCCTTGAAGATATTGTTGAACCTATGGCCTTGATTCTTGCCTGATTGTGCATGTCCTTGGTAGTCAAAACCAAGTATGTAAATTTCCTTGAACCCTTGTTCAAGTGCAAATCTTAAAGCTGTTGGTCCGCTTGACCAACCTAGGCTTGGCTTAAACCAATTTACGTGATCAAGTATTTTTTGATTCTTTCCATAGTGAGCGTTGTAGTTTGACCAAACTTTGTTATGGATCATATAATCAGTTTCAGCGATCTCGTTGATCATTTTTGGATCAACTGCTATTAGATAGTGTGGACGATGTGTTCTATACACACCATTACATGCAAACACAGTGCCTTTTTCCTTAAGGTCGTCGATATCGATGCCCCTACGTGATTCACCGTTGCCTAGTACGAATGCTATTGATGACATTATAACTCTAAGTTATCGCCTTGTGCAGGTTGTCCGTACATCTTTTGGACAAATTGTGCTTCTTCCTTTTGCTGTGCATCGTGCGCCTCTGATGCCATTCTCATAGAGTTGATCTGTTTGAGTGTTAGTCGTGTTTTCCTTGTATCTTCTGAATCTAAAATTGAAATATCATGTTCTGGCTCATAAGTTTTGTCCTGTTGGAAGCCATCTGCACCATATGTAAAGAATTCATTAAGTTTCATATCCGTATTTAATCCTTATACCTGTCCGCCGCCACCTGTGCCGCCTGGTGTTTGACCGCCTCCTGGTGTCTGTCCAGGTTGTCCTGGTTGTGGAGAGCCCGGCTCTGGTGATTGTGGATCAGCTGTTGGATCCTCGAACTGATCTAGATCACTTGATATTCCTGCCTGTGTGATTCCTCCTGAACGTAGTTGGGTGTTTTTAGTCTGTTTTCTCTGCGGAATATTGTTTTCTTCTGCCCAAAGGTCAGCATTTCTCGCCATTTCCTCTTCTGTTAGTCCGAGATATCTCTTCAGTGCAAACCTTTTGCTCATGTAAGGAAGTTCTGCCACCGCTGTAAATGTGTTAACTCTGGCTTGGTCCATTTCTGTCTGTCTGTACTGGGCAAAGTTCTGTGGTGGATTCAATTTGAGCTCAAACATGGTGTTGTCTATGTTGTAGCCTTTAGTTTTAATCCATAATTTGAATTCTTCGTCAAAAGTTTCAGCCAACATCGATTGTAGTCTGGCACAGTACTTGTTAAACCTAAGTTCTTGTATGTAGGCAGTTCCTACCCTACCATCATTGTACTGTTGTTGTCCATCTTCAGCGCCAGTTGGCAAATAAGAACTTGGTATCCTTAGTCCTCTGAACAGTTTATTTGTGAAGAATCTCAAGTCATCTATCTCTCCAAGGTTTGTACCTCCCGGTAGTGTGTCGACTTTAGATCCTCTACCTTCTGCTGTCTGTGGGAAGAAGTAGTCCTCATTGATTGACATTGGATTGTATGTGGCATCTATGAAGTTTGCTCCACCTGATGCACTAGGAATCCTTCTTTGGTTAATTTCATTTTTAACTCTTTCTACAAACTGCATCGCCAAGTGTGTTGGCATGTTACCCACGTCTATGTAGAACACTCTTCTCTCAGGTGCTCTCTGTACCCTGTAGATGATAATGGCATCTTCCAATAATTCTTTTTGTTTGTAAACTTTGAATACCTGTTCTAACACCGATTGTCCAAACGGAAATAAGTTGTCTAAGCCATCTGACATCGACATGTGAATAACATGTTCAGCGTTGATATTGTATGCATTCATTGTCTTGTAGAATCTTCCGCCTGTTGTTGCACCAGCAAATCCTGATAAGCTGTTTGTGGCACCGGCGTTTGCGTAACTTGAACCATAGGCCGCTGTTCCACCACCTGTAGTTCCGCCACCACCATAAGTTTGGTTAGGCGTAATTTGTGTTGCACTCAATCTCTGTAAGTTAGGATTGATGTCTCTGATTACATACTGTTCAGGTTTTTTGCCTTCAGACTCGTTAACAACGATTCTATCTACTTTTGCATTGTCCACATACAACCATTTTTGTGTCTCTGGGTCTCTCACAAAGAAACAGTCTCCGTATTTCAATGCATTCCTGAATATCCTGAAAATTCTCTTGTTAAACTTATTGGATTTAGTCCACTGTTGTAATGCTTTTTTAAGAAGCTTTACTTCGTGTTCTGTTGTCTCATCTTTGAACACAAGATCAAATGGAGTTTCATTCTCTGTGTTTTTTTGTGTTGAAAATTCTGCAAGTATATCTAGTGCCGCATTGATCTCCGAGTCTGAGTCCATTTGGTCATATTGAAAGTATCTCTGAATCCTGTTTGGGTGTCCTGTGTAAACGTCTGGCAAGTAAGAACTGTAATTCCTCTTTGCAAAGTTAGGTACCTTTTCGCCACTGATGGGCGACATGTTTGCGTCTTTAAAATATTTTTTCCAAGCCATGCTTTATACTACAATCTTTTTATACATTAAGCAACCTAAACTATACCAATTTGGCTGGGATCCTTACGAGCTGTTCTCTCAACCGCTTTTAAGGCCCTAGATTCGACTGCGACAAGTGTATTTACACCGTTTACCATACTTGTTAGGGTCTTGTTGGCGTTGTTCAATTCTGTGACCATCGATGACATTTTCATTTCTAAAGCTTCTGTATCAAAAGTTTCTTTAAGATCTCGATTGGCCGTTACAGTTCCAGTAGTACCCGAAGTTATCATCTCTGGTCCAGATTCTCCCACAAGAAAAGTTTTTCCAGCATCCATAGTACCACCAAACTCCATAGCGCCTGATGCCTTGACTAGTCCATAAAGTCCTCCTAGCACTGCTCCAACAGTTGTACCAACTCCAGGAATAACTGATCCAAGTAAAGCACCTGATGCCGCGGATCCTGCCACCCCTGCAAATTTTTCTAAACCTGTTTCTCCACTTGCGGCCATTCCTCCAGATACTGCAAGTCCGGCCGCTCCAATGCCTCCAAGACCTACCTTGCCTAAAAATCCTCCTGCACCTCTGATGGCTCCGCCTGGTCCAAAACCTTGTGTTATACTTCCTATTGTTTTTCCGAGACCTTGCGTTCCTATCCTAGTACCTGCGGCAATAATTCCTATCTGTGCGGCCTTGTTAAACAGGAACTTGCCCCCCAACGCTCCGGCAAATAATGTTGCAGTAAGATAAGGTGCCTTGGCCAGTGCCTGTGCTATACCTCCTGCACCTCCAAAGATGCCTTGAATTCCGCCTATTAGTCCTCCGAGTGCAGGTCCAAAAGCCTGTAGTAATCCTGTCTCAATCTGTTGGAACTGGCTGGATAGGACCTTAGATGCTTGTTCGAATGTTGTAAGATTACTAACAAGACTTGTGA